AATGTGCGCGCCGTCACACCGTCAAGCGCGATGAAGGCTATGCGGTGATCGAGGTGTCAACGCCACGATTGTATTGCAGCCTGAACTGCGCCAGCACGGCGAAGATGCGCAGCTGGTTGATGAGGTCCGGCGGATAGAGGACGTTGACCCTGTTGGGGTCGTTGGGGTCGCGCTCCACGATCAGGTTCTGCTTGAATGCCGTGGCGTTCTCGACCCTGCCCAGGAACTCGTCAGCCCTGTATTGCGCGATGAGTTCCGCCTTGATGATCTTGGGCGTGACGATGGCCTGCCCCGCGCCGAACCGCGTCCCGTCATCGGCCAGCTTGTGCCGTGGGTATTTGCTGGTGATGGCGGACCGCTGCGAGCGGAACAGCGCTGACAGCGTGGCGAGGGTGGGCACCAGCTCGTATGCGTCGTCGCCCTGCCCGTAGAGGTTCTTCTGATAGGTGGTGCTCTCCCTGAGGATGGCCGGGATGCCGTCGTCGTTCACGCCCTGCGTGGCGATACCGACGCCCGACAGGTCGTTGCAGTGCGCCTTGGTGAAGCGCTGGTGCTTGGGCGCTGGCAGGCACCCCTCCAGCGCCAGTGTCTGCAACGGGCGCGCGGGATCGTTGAGCAGTGCGCGCGCTGCCTTGGCCGCGTAGGCTGAGGCCCATGACCATGACGGTGTCGGTGAGTTTGCCTCGACACCCAGGACCGACAGGACCCCGCTGTTGTTACTCGGCCCCTTGGTCAGCAGGCTGGCGAGGTCGCCCTTGTAGCAGCCGAACACATGCCCATAGAGCTGACGCATCCAGCCCCACCTGCCGATGTCGGTGAAGCCATACTCGGTCTCCAGCGCCATCAGTGCCGTGCTGTCGGTGAAGCCTGTGGCGACATACTCGTAAATCTCATCGCCCAGGTTGGTGATGGCGGTTGTCAGGTCCACCGTGCCCGCGCCGCCTGCCAGCTTGTTTCCGACCGGCATGGTGATGTCCAGCCCGACCGGGACGCGCTCCGCTGCGAGTGCCCCGCCATATGCCAGCCTGACGTCGATCTCGTTGCCCTCGACGCCCTTGAACTTGCAGGTGAGGTCGAACGAACCCATCGTGCCGACCAGCGCCGTCACCGGCATGGATGGATCGGCGTTGATGGCGTCCACGATCTTGCCAGCCGTGACGGCCACCGCCTCTGCCGCCGCCACCGCGACCTGCACTCTGCGGCCCCCGACGTAGAACGGCAGCGTGCCAGCCGCCGTCGCTGGCGTGGCGACAGTGACTGCTGCCGTCGCGGGCACACCTGCCGCTGCCTCTGCGATGGGAACGACCCACAGCTCCTGCGCGAAGTTGTTGCGCGTGAAACTCTCGACCATGGCGTCCAGCATGCTGCCGTAGCCGAACAGCTGGCGTGCGTCTGCCTGAGAAGGGACCGGGATCGGCACGTCTGGTATCGCGGTGCCATCGTCTGACATCAGGCCGATGAGCAGTGATGTGAGCCGCGAGCGTGGGTAGCCTGCCATGCTGGGGTCCACCTCGACCCAGTAAAGCGGCATCTTCCACCCTGACGGGATGGAGTTGAACGAGACGGGCATGCGTGCGATCTCCTTCTAAGGCCGGGGGTGATGCGGACGTTGTCCGCCGTTTGACCGCCTACGCGCTGTGTTCAGCTCATAGACACGGATGATCTGCAACACGGTGTCTGGATCGACGCCGGGTGGATACTGATTGGTGATATGCAGGGTGTTGAAGTCGTCCACCACGACTGGATCGAACCAGCTGTAATAAAGCGCTTGCAGCTCGATCCTGATCTCAAACAAAGTCGTCTCGCCCACCTTGGCGTATTGCGACTGCCTGTCTGTGCCGGTGAAGCCCTCCGCGAGGTTGACGAACTTTGGATTTGTCAGTAGGACGTCGAGCACCTCCGACATGGTTTCTTCAAGCTGGTAGAGCTTGTTCTGATCGTCGGTGTCAGCGTGCACCGCGCCAGAGAAGCCCACCGTCAGCGTGCTCTTGAATTTAGGCTCCGCGTGGTTTGCGTCGCCAAGCGGGATGCCCTGCTCACGCAGGATGTAGATGCCCAGCAGCGGCAGGTCAGATGGTTGCACCTGCAACATCGGTGTTTTGCGATAGGTCTTGAAGCGCGCGCCGAAGTGCACGGCCAGTAAGTCGTGAGCCGCCGTGACGATCTGAATGGCATACTCGCTCATGGGCCAGTGTCTTCCACCGGCTCTGGGTTGAAGACGCGCAGCAACAGCATGGCCCCGCCCTGCCCGTCTTCATCGAGGTCACCGACCCAATACTTCCGACCGAGAGCCGGGTGCATGGTGTCGGTTATCTCGACAAGGTCGCCCCGGTCTGGTGGTGCGGCGAAGTCGCGCAGGCGGATGCCCAGTGAGGTCTGTTGGTCCGAGAAGATCGTTTCATCTTGCATCTGCACATCGACCGCAGATGATGAGTAGACACCGCGCAAATCGAATGCCGGATCACCGGGGCTGCTGGTCAGCGGGGTGAACCGGCACTTGATTGAGAAGATGTCTGAGGCCGGTGAAAGGACCAGCCTGTCGAAGTCCACCATGCCCTCTCCTCAGCTGGGTTGCGGCCACCAGACGTGCAGGCCCAGTGACCACAGGCGCACCGTGAAGCCGTTGCCGAAGCGCGTGAAACGACGCCATGCGACGGGCGGGCTGTAGCCCCTGATTATGCGAACCCTCACGAATAGCTTCCCTTGAGCAGCGCGAGCGGGCGCGTGCAGAAGTTGAGTGCGTTCATCTGGGTGTCCATGTGAACGCCCTTGTCGTTCGGCATGTTGTATTGCTTGACGTAGCGCGGCAGGCCCATGGTGTTCACCGTCTCGATATAGTCTGCCGGTGCGAACACGGTTGAGAACAGGTTCGGCACGCCTGTCGGATAGAAGTATGCCGCGCCGGTCTCGACCATGGGTGCGCCCTGCGCGTAGCCACGGTAGTTGGTCCACAGGATGCCGCCGAACGTGAAGCTGCCCCATGCTTGACCAGCCGACACGTAGCCTGTGCGCAGCTCTGCCGCGTCCGCCTGATTGAGGTAGGTCGAGCGCACCTCGTTGCTCATTATCATCGCATCGAAGAATGCGTCGCCGCAGATCGCCTCGACGCCTGAGAAGCCTTGACCGTCGAGGTTCGCGCCCATCGTGCGGATGACCGCCTGACACTGCTGCCTGATCGCGCCGGTCCCTGGGTTCGTTGAGAAGACGAATGGGATCGCGGCTGGCGGTGAGATGCCATACTCGATGAACAGGTTGAGGACGGTGCCATCGGCATAGGTGATGATGCCTTTGATCGCGCCGACACGCGCGTGTTCCTGCGTGTATTCAAGCGACTGGCCTGCGGTCTGCATCCGCTCGGCCACCTTGGTCATGACTGCCTCGGTTCCGGTCTCTTGTCCGAACGGGCGAACCCCTTGCACCTCCTCTGCCATGATCGCGTCGTTGATTTCAAAGTGCGGGACGCCCAGCATCCTCATGGAGCGGCGCGGCTTTGCGATTGTCGTGCCCGGTCCTCCGCGAGGTGACGGGGCGACCAGCGTGAGGATGTTGTTCTTCTCCTCGATGGCAACCGACGTTGCTGCCGTGGATGTCTCGCTGAACAGACCCCTCCCTGAGACGTAGCCAGGGATGAACTTGAGGTTGTTGATTGCGAGAGACAGGGGCACCACGCCGAACCCGTCGCCGCGAAAAATGTCGAGCATGACCTGTGTTCCTTCCTTACTGCTACCGGGTTGGCGGGATGCCCTTAGCGGGCGATGATGCCTGCGGCGGCGAGCGTCTGCATGCCGATCACCTGCTCTGGTGCGGTGATGGCTCCCCACGAGATGAGGTTCTTGTTCACCTCCGCGTCGCGGACGATGAGTGCTGTGCGCAGCCCTTCGCCAGGGATTGTGCCGCCCGCGTAGATGCAGAGCGCTGTGCAGTCCGCTCCCACCGCAGCTGGAACGTAGGTCGCTGGTTGCGTTGATGTCGCCGCCGCCGTCTGCTTCACCGGCATGCCGACGTAGATCGTTGTCGGATCAGCGAAGTATGCGTTCCCGCGCGAGCGCTGCCCGTTGGCCTCGGACAGGATGAACTCGGCTGCGTGGTGCGGTTCGCTGAGCGTCTGGAAGTGCGGCACGGTGGCCGCGAACGGGCTGATTTCGGCAGCACGCTCCTCTGGGCTGAGTGCGGCGAGGCGCTCGTCTTCCTTGACCCGCTCGGCTGCGGCTTCCCGCTCGGCTGTGACGCGGTCTTCGTTGAGCTTGAACTCGTCCTCACGGCGCTGTTGCTCGCGCTCGTGCATGGCCCTCCGGCCTTCTGCGGCGCGAGCTGCTGCCTCGTCCGCCACGCGCGCTGCTTCTGCCGCACGAGCCGCCGCGTCGGCCTGCGGGTCGGGTTGGTTGGTGTGTTCAGACATAGTGAACTCCTCTCAGGTTGCGGCCTACTTCTTGAGCCGTGCGTTGAGCTTGTCGGTGATCTTGGTCCACGAGGTTGCTGTCGCCGCCTGCTTGTCCACGAGCGGGTGGTGCGGCATGACCACCGGGTCCTGTTCCGCGCGCGTGAGAAGCTCTTTGCGAACCTGATCGACCGGCGTGTTGGCGCGCACATAGGCTCCAACCCTCTCTGGCGCGCGCGCGAGCGTGCACAAGTCCGTCACGCTGGCGACGTATGCCTGATGCTCCGCGATGCCCTGTGCCTTCGCCGCGTTGAGGTCGATGACCTGCGCCTTGGGCGGCTCCTTTGGCGGGTCGTCCGCTGGCTTGGGGGTCGGAGCCGGGTCAGCCACCGGTTGCTTCCCCGGCTCCTCAGGGTCTGGAGCAGGAGGAGGCGGATCGCCCTGTCCTTCACCTGTCTGTGCGCGGAATTTCTCTGCTGCTGCCTGTGGGAGCAGCCGCAGCGAGAACTTTGCCGCCATCTTCTTCTCTGGAGTGACCTCGTTTGCGAAGCCCAGCTCCTTGGCCTCGCTGGCGGTCATGAGGCGGTCTTCCTTCATGAGCGCCTTGACCTTCGCCGTGCTTGACCCGGAGCGCGCGACGTAGGTCGCGGTCATGGACTTGTCGATGCGGTCGAGGTCGTCCGCCGTCGCCCGCATGTCGTCTGCGTTGCCGAACGCGAAGCCTGATGCGCCATGGACCAGCATGAAACTGTTCGCTGGCATGACGATCTTGTCCGCCGCCATGGCGATGTAGGATGCCGCCGATGCCGCCAGACCGTCGATCTGCGCGGTGACCGTGGCCTTGTGGTTCTTGATCGCGTTGTGGATGGCGACACCGTCGAACACGTCGCCTCCGGGGCTGTTGATGCGCAGTGTGATGCTGTCCACCTCACCCAGGTCCTTGAGGTCGGTCAGGAACTGCTTGGCGCTGACTGTCGGCTCGCCCCAGAACGATGCGCCGATCTCGTCGTAGATGACGATCTCCGCTGCCTTGTCCTCGGCCTTCATCGTGAACCAGTGGCGCATGTTCGCCTCCTATGCTGCGTCGTCTTCTGCGGCCTGATCCGCTGCGTCCTGCGCGGCCTGATCGGCTGCGTCCGCCGCGTCCTGTTGTGCCTGATCGGCTGCGGCCTGATCGCTGGGCGACATGGGCTGCGATGCGGCTGAGTAGACGACCGGGAAGACCAGATCGAGCGCCTGTTCGCGCGCCTTGTCCGCTGCGATGCGCTTGTCGTTCTCCTCTGGATCGAACCCCTCTGCCTCGACCACGTCGCTGCGTGGCTTGAAGCCTGCATCGACGGCGAGCTTCTCTGCCTGCCTGTCCTTGAGTGGATCGACCCAGTCGTTCCTTTGCGGTATCCACCGCGCCTTCTGAAATTCCGCCTGATTGGCGAGGTAGTCGGCGGGCGTGATCTCGATGGCCTCTGCCAGGACCGCTGTGTCGAGCCAGCGCTTCCAGATCGGCGCACACATCTGAAACACGATGATGTTGTGCTGCATCTGCTCCAGTTTGCGCCTGAACTCCACGATGGAGCCGCGCAACGAACTGTAGTTGGCCCGCCTGAGGTCTGAGGTGCCGATGGAGTAGGGGATGCCGACCGCCGCGAACAGTGCGAGCTGCTGGCGATACTGATAGCTCTCGTAAGACCCGCCGACGTCCGCTGGCTCTGAGAACTTAATGTCCTCTCCTGGCAACAGGGTCTGCATGGTCCCTGGCTCCAGCCCCGACAGTGCGATGTTCTCCTGCGGCGCGGAGTTGTCCACGCCGTCGATGGGGATCACGTCCTCCGGGGTGGCGGTGGTGATGAAGCCTGCGAACATCGCTGCGATGCGTTTGCGCTCAAGCTCCGCGTCATCATACTGGTCCAGTAAGAACATGCGGACGAGCGCTGGCGTGACGAGTGGCACACCGCGCATCTGACCCGGTCGCGTGCACCTGAATACGTGCAGCACCTCTGAGGCCGGGATGCGGACCGGTGCCATTGAACCGAACACCTCAATCGGCATGTCGCCCGGATGGATTGGATAGAACCAATAAGCCGCACGCTTGCCCCTGAGGTCCAGCTCGATGCCGTTCATGATCCAGTTGCCGTTGTCGGCTTGCATGTTGAACCAGTAGGGGCACATCTCGCTTTCGAGTAGTTGCACCTGCAACGGCACCGTCATGCCGTCCTCTGGCCTGCGATTGCGGAACCGGATGAAGCACTCGCCTGCCTCAAAGATCGAGCGCGCGACGATGGTCTGCATGCCGTAGAAGTCAGCGAGACCGTCCGCGTCTGCTTTGTCTGTCCAGTCGAGCCACGTCTCCATGATGTCTTCGCGGATGTCGGGCTGGTCGCTGAGCAGGGACGAGGGCTTGATGCCGGTGCCGATGAGGTTGGCGACGAAGCTGTCGCAGGCGGCGTTGGCGTGCGGGTTGTTCCTGAGGGCGTCCCGCGCGCGCGAGCGCAGCAGGTTGCCCGTCTCGGACATGATGACGTTGGTGGTGTATTGCGTCGGCACCCATGATCTGAGCCGCCGCCGCTGGCCCCCCGCGTCGAACGACATGCGAGGCCCCTGTTGCTTGCCGAATAGCCTGCCGCTGAGGACGTCCTTGATGATGCCCATCAGAGTGCCTTGTCGGCTGACGTTGTCATCCTGATCTGGCGAATGCGCCCGCCGTAACCGAGTGCGCCTTCAAGGTCCTCCTCCAGGCCGGACAGTATCTGCCGCAGCTCGGTGAGCGAGCGGAACTCGGTGCGCTTGTCGCCGTAGCCAGCGCTGTTGACGCCTGAGGTGATGATCTGGGTGAGACCGTCGATCTGCCCCTGGATGAGGATTGGATCGAGTGCCTTGCCGCGCCGCCGCGCCAGCATGGCGCTGGGCACCGCGATCATCCTGTTGCGCTGCGGCACCGCGACCGGCTGTGCTGGCGTGGGGCGTGCTGCCAGTCGCGCGTTCTCCGCTTTGAGCGCCGCGATCTCTGCTTCAAGCTCTTCGTGGGTTTGCATGTGGGGCCTACGCCCCGAGGTAGCTCGACCTGATGATGCGCCTGACTGGTCTTGCCCGCATGATCTGCGGGGGGACTGGCGGCGTGTCTGGTGTCGCTACTACTACCTCAGGTGGGGTTGATGGCTCCCTGCCGTCACGATCTGTAGCTCTCACGCCATGTTTCTGCAATGGGATGCGCTGGACGTTGAGGAGATAACCGCAGGCTGCAAGCATAGCCTCGCAGTCGAAGTAGTGGTTGTCTCTGCTGCGCTGCACCCACTCGACCGCGCCTGTCGGCTTCTTGAGGCGTGCCTCTGAGACCAGCTGATGGCAGTAGTCGTCGTCCACGCCCCTGAAAACATGCCAGCCGCCGATGTGGTCGTCCGGCCAGCGCAGCCGCTCGTGCACCCATGATTTCCAGTGGTCTGTGTCGAGCCTGACGAGGTCGAGGCCATACTTCGCTGCCTTGCCGTCTTTGCGACTGACCTCGATCTTGCTGAACACCAGCGGGTGCCGCATCGCGCTGGATGACCCCTTGGTGGGCCTGACCCTGCGCATGAACCTGCGACAGAACTCATAAATGCGATTGATCGGCAGGGTGTCTGTCTTGCCGGGACGGAACCCGCTGTCCACGAAGCAGAGGCGGATGGGCATGCCCTCGATTGGCTGGGTGACGAGGTCGCCCAGTGCGAGCCAGATTTCCTCCTCTGAGGTGTCGCCCCTGAGGTAGCCGTAGTTGACCAGCCATGAGCTGGCCCGCGCGCCCCAGCCCCTGATGACCCATGGGATGGAGTGCCGCTGCACGTCGCATGCGAGTGTCAGGTAGAGCACATCCTCTGGCACCTGACCGCGCTGGTAGGTGGCCTGCCGGGACTTCTCTTTGATCTCCATCCATTCGGGGACCTCGCCGCCGCCCGGTGAATACAGCTCCCCGAACCCTGCGTTGATCGCCTGCTGGACCATGGCATCGTCGCCGGACTGCTGCGCCTCGACCATGACCGCGATGCGCTCGCCAAAGGTGACGAACGGTGATGCGAGACCGGAGCACCAGAATGAGACGGACTTGGTCTCTGGCGGATCGCCGCTGACGACACCTTCCTTGTCGATGGTCTGGCCCGGTGCGACGTATCTGCCGCGTGCGTTCATGTCGGCCTTGTGGTGATCCTCGACCACGCCGCCGCAGTGCGGGCACTCAAGGATGGTCTCGCGTGCCGCCTCCAGTGGTGTGGACTTTAGTGGGAAGCGCAGCAGGTCGAAGCGTGGGACGAAATACTCGCTGCACTGCGGGCACGGCCATGTCCAGTGGTGGCGTGTGCC